ATACCCATAATCTCGTAGATTTGGTTCTTGACCTGATCCATTGCCTGATAAGACATCTGCAAGGCATTGGCAATCGGTGCAATATCCACAAGGTTAATAGCCCCCATCATTCCACCCTTCTCACTGAAGGCGGCATAGTTCTTGACAGGTATCAGGGTATTGTTCTCACCCTCGGAGAACAGGCGGGCAAGACTTGGTTCGGATGCGTCATAGACACCCCGTACTTTCAGGGCGTTAATGAAGCCATCTATACGGTCAGCAAGCGTGTCTAACTGTTTGGCTTGGTCTTGGTACAGAACAAAGTCAGGGATTGGTTCTAGCTTGTCTGTAGTCAGTGTGGCATACAGAGGTTTAGGGCAGGGCCAAAAGTTCTCAAGCTTTAGCGGGTCAGGGCGTGTATCAAGTATCTTACCCATCGACTTCGATAGCCAAAGCACCTCGCCCGATGTCTTATCCCATATCTCATAGATAACGGCTTCGGATGCGCCTTCACCCATCTTTTCGTTGAAAGTTTTAGAAGTTTCAGGTTTTGTGTCTAGGGGTATCTTGTTACCCAATTCCTCACCAAAACGCTCGACTAGGGCAGGGCGTTCCATGTAGACCTTACGCCATACAGCGGTTACTTCTTCCCATGTACGGGCAATGGTATGTCCAAAGTCACGCCAGTAAACATAGTCAACAGGCGCACATTCGTACTCGATGCGTTCCTGATCCTCACGATAGATACCGCCTTCGGTTTCAGCTTCGTCTGTATCCTCGGTTACCTGTAACCCATCTTCGGGCATACCTTCAGCCATACCACCAGCTTCACCAGCAATGTGTGGTTCGTAGCGTACCCACGATGTACCACGCCCACCCAGTAAGCGGTCTAAGACCGACTGATTCATGGCAGACTTGTAGTCACCGTAATGGGTAATCTCGTAGTCCAATGCCCGTTCAAGCATCATCGATGCCACCCGTGCTACAGGATCGTTATCTCTGAACCTACGGCTTACATCGGGTCTTGGTAGACGGGCAAAGATTGCTGGGGTAATGGTCTGTACATTTGACCAAAGGATATTGAATCGTGCGTTAGGGTTATTCCTAGTACGGCTGTCATCACGATACCGCTTGATAATGCGGTCAGTTCTGCTTTCCCATTCCTTGTACGCTCTTTCGTACCCTGCTATGGTGTTATACCAATTTTCGTAGGTGTGATCCATGTTAATCCTTAGGTAAAGTTACCCATTGCTATTACTTCTGCACCTGCGCCAGTAGTTACTTTCCAAGCACCATTTTTAGAAAAAGTATTTATTTCAATGGAATAAACACCGATTGCAGTATTGGCGGCTACCAATGCATGAGATGTAGTGTTATCTAACAGGCTTACAGTAGAAGTAGCTGTAGCGGATACAGTAATAACTAAACGGTGCAAATAATCACCTGTAGCACCAGTTGCGCCTAATACTTGGGCTGTTTGTGAAGCGGCTACATGCTCGTAGGGTAGTGCAAATGTTGCGTTAGCGGCTGTCATATTAAATTCTCCTGTAAGTTGATTTAGGTGTTTGCTTCCACAATTCGTTTAGGGTTACTTCGTTTTCCCCGACAGATACGCCTTTAACCCTTGTATCTTTGAGAATAGGGCTGTCCTCATCTTTCCAAACGATGCTGAGATAGCGCATCGCATCGCTTGAGTGTGATGTCCAATCATGCTTCGGGCGATCTCTAAATACTTTCTTATCATCATCCCACTCCCTTTGGTATTGGCGCAAACATTCAATTAGTTCGTCACACTTATTATCGAACCAAGCACGGGTTAATGCAAGTCTTGTAGCTTGTATTCCATCCTGAAGTGATAGGTTTGGAACAATTTTTAGCTTATTTATGTCAATTTTTGTCGCAATTTGTTCAATTATACTCTTGCCACCACTCGCCAAGGTTTTAGCCCTAGCGTCATGGGGCAGGTAGTGATAGCCGTACTTGTACCCGTACTCATCCTCTTTCTGCGCTAGTAATCCGAGGTAGTACGGTATGGCTTGACCGTTAGACATATGGTGGTCTAGCACCCGTATCTCACCGTATACGACCTGAAACCAAATCACAGCCGTGGAATCATTAAAGCCCAAGTCCCATACTGTGTGGCAGGGGAACATAGGGTCATAGTCCACCGAGGTAATGCGCTCAAGGTCGGTAATCCTACGCATCTCCTGACCGTAGAATGCGCCCAGTATGGCGGCTTCAAAGCTACAGAGGAACTCTTGCTCGTACTGGTTAGCTGACATAGACTGCTGTGCGTCTAAGAGTTCAGCTTCAGGGAGTAGTCCTGACTGGTCTGCTCTTAGGGTCTTGACATACCAGTTCGGGTTCTTTTGGGCTTCGTTATAGATGTCATAGAAGGCGTTATGCCCCTTTGGAGTACCGATGAAGGTAGCCCAGCCTTGGCGGTCTGTAAGCAATGGGCGCACAATCTCACCCCATAGCCTTGGTTTCATGTCTGCGTATTCGTCTAAGACCACCCCATCAAGGTATAGACCCCGTAAGGCATCGGGATTGTCTGCGCCAAATAATCTGATCTTAGCCCCATTGACTAACTCTATCCATAATTCAGATTGATTAGCCTTAACTATGGCTGGTTCTGCAAACTTGAGTAAGTAATCCCATGCAATGTTCTTAGCCTGTGCGTAGTACGGTGCTATGTAGGCGTAACGAGCGTTCTCTTTTTTCTCCATAACTGCCCTACGGATCGTATCCGCAATGGTCGCTACGGTCTTTCCTGCTCGTCTATGGCATACCAATACAGCCCAGCGTTGGTCACGCTTGTGAAAGTCTATGAACGCATCCCGTGCCTTGTAGGGATACTCATACTTTATGACTACTTCTTTCAATCTAGGAACTTGTGTTCGTGAACTACCTTAACGGGCTGGTCTGCATCACCTGTGTGTTCTGTTCTAGCCAGCTTGGGTACATGGTACTCAGCTACCTGCATGAAGCAATCAAATGCGACCTTTGGCCCTAGCTTCTCGTTCATAGCGATCTCATCAAGCCATTCTTGTAGCTTGTGGCTGTTACCATCCACGAACCGTGCAATCGCCTCTCTAGCGAGGGCTGTTGACTTATTAGGCACACCTGCAACACGCCCGCCTGTCTTTTTTCTAGTCTTTTCTACTGTAGAACTCATACCTTATCCAAGTGGTTGTTAAGATAGATTAATCTTTGGTACAATTATATTACAAAACAAGGAGATTGCAATGACACCCACTGTTAATGTTGATGTGCCTATGTCTAAACCAATGCTTGATGCTCTTACCTTGCATGAAACCTTTTGTATTGCTTCGGGCATTGTTTCTGTAACCCACGAATCTGTGTGTTCTTTTCTATCTCAACGCTTTGGCGAACAGGTAGCGAATCAATTTAAACCTGAATACTTGTATTAATACCCTAACTGTCTTAGTAAATTTGCGGTTAGGATTCCTGCATAGGGTTTCATCTGTAATGCCCGTAGGTCTGTCTGCGCTGGGGCGGTTGGGTTAGCAATGCCACGCTCTTTCACTACATTGGGCAGAAGTTCAAATATATTGTGTTCCCGTTCTAGCGTTCCGAGTCCTTGACCTGCTACTCCCCGTGGGTAAGATGGGTGACCTGATTTCATAATCATAGGTTGACCCGCAAAGATTTCACCCACATTCTGTATACCGCCTTCTGCCGCATTGATTTGGCGTGGGTCGGTTACCGATAATCGTGCCTGACCAATGTTTAGGCTACCCAAATCCCTGAAGTCACGATCCATAATCTGCATGATCGAATCCCTTACTACCTTGGGTGCGGCTCTGTATTGGGCAATACTTTCAGCGTTATCTACGCCCTTCCAGTTTGGAATAAAATCTTTGATTGCAGTATTTAGTTGCTTCTTATCACCCCTGCTCATAGCGGCTTCTGCGTATCCGAGCATACTTTCGCCAGTCATATGGGCAAAGTCACCGCTAGTTGGGGCCATGCGCCACGGAATATACAAAGGATTTTGACCAGTAACTTCTTTAAGCATCTCGGCATTTTTGGTAATTGGAGATACTGCTTGCTGTGCGGATGCCCATACCTGATTAGGTGTATTAAACATATAGTCCTGCCCACCATAAAGGTGTACGGGTCTTTTAAACATTACATCGTTAACGCCAAGCAAGTCACCACCAGCGGCAGTGCGGTCAGACATACTGGTTATAAATGGTCTGCCCTCAAAGTCTGCCAGCGATACCTTTGGGATTTCGGTCTTATTTATCTGTTCGACCACAGGCACGGTAGTTGCAATCTTTTGCTTTTCTAAGACTCTAGGATCAAAGCGTGGGTCAAAGTCACCAATTGGCTTATTGCGGATAGCTTCAGCTAGGGCTTTGTTTTGTGGTGCGATATATTGAATGCCACCTATCTTGGCAAGATAATCTTCTGCCATGCTTGCGGCTTTAGGTGCTAATGCTCTAGCGGTAGGGGCGGCAAGTGGTGCGCCCATTGATGCTACAGCTATTGGCAAGGCAAGCGGTTCGCCTTGTTTAAAACCTTTCTCACTACCGTATTTACGATCACCGACCATTGCGCCTTCAGCAAACCCTGTTTCATTGGGTAGTCGGTTAATGCCAAACATTTGGGTAAATGCTTGGGGGTTGTACATAAAACGCTGTGCCTCGGTGGGTAGGTTTACCACCCTATCACTTAAGGAGCGTAATGCACTAGCTAAGTCCATTACAAAACTTCTTTATCCAAGTCTTTTAGTTTATTAGCGATCATGGCCCTGCGGTTTAGGCGGTCTTGCTGTAGCTTTCTTAGGCTACTTGGCTTACCTGCGCTCATTGTAGGGTGTAGCTTTTGCGGTTCTTTACCGTGCTTAGCTTTGTAGTTGCTATCTTTGCGTTCGTAGTCCATCTTATTTCCTCATGTAATCGGGCGGTAGTGAGAAATAACGGTCACCAAACTTCATTACTTGGTAGCCCCTGTCTTGTTCGCCTTGTACGCCCATCTGAAATGTAGGGTGTGCCGCACCTTTTAGCATCATGTAAGAGTTTTCGGGCAGGTTGTAGTCCATACGGTATTGCATAGGTGTCGGGGCTACTGACCCCCAGTGTCCTTGGTTTTCACCGCCTTCTTGCTGGGGTTTCATCCCTGCGGCAATAGCGGTATCGTAATCATAGTCAGCACCATGAGGGTCAAATTGACGCAAGATAGCGGCTAACTTCTGATTAACCATTACATATCCTTCATCTTTTCACGGATCATATCTTTTCTGCTCTGCGGTTTAGCAGTCTTAGCAGATTCTTTAAAATCCTGTGCTGTTGGGGCATCTTTGCTACCAACCTTGTTCATCTTTTCACCTGATCCCGCCTTGATCCTAGCCCTCTTGCGGTGAATGTTGGCATATAGTCCGTCTTTCATTAGCATTTCCACCTTGCTCTAGCCGCCTTACCACGCTCACCTGTCCAGCCTTTTGACCTTGCACAAAAGCTATCGTGCCTTGGCCCACTGGCTTGTGGTGCTTGTAGATTAGCGTTGTTTTTACGATTGTATGCCGCCCTACCTTTGGCGGTCATCCCTGCGCCCTGCTCTGTAGGCAGGTAATTCTTATCCTTGCCCGTTGTTGTCTTAGGAATGGGTTTATCGTGCTTTTCTACTGCCGCACGAATGTCATCCCTACGACTCATGCCTTTTCCTCAATGTACTTAGCGTAGGCATCCTCTAGCTTTGCCTTACGGCTACCTTTGGCGTTCTCACGCTCAACGCTTAGTGCAATGGCTACGGCTTGCTTTTTAGGTTTAGTTTTCATCTCGGTCTTGATGTTCTTACCGACTGATTCTGCGCTACCTGATTTATCGAGTGGCATAAATATCCTTTTATTTCAAGAACTTAAGTTTATAAGCGGTGGTGTTAATGAGGTCTGCGATCTCATCAATAATGTTCTGTAGTTCGCTGTCTTGGGGTAAGTCTTGGCGGGCTTCTTTTACAAAGTTTTGTAAGGATTCCATGTAGCGTACTGGGTCTTTAGGCTGGTGGTACACGCTTGGGAAGCTGGTGAACTTACCGTACTTACCCATGTAAGACTCGGCAAAGGTGTCTGTTAGTTCTACAATGCCATCGTAGTATTCAGCGAGTGCGCTATGTTTAGAAAAACTGTCGGTAGACCAATGAAAGAAATGGGTATTGGTCGCAGAATGTAGTAGTGTCGCTACAAATAATGCACAGTTTTCCATAAAAA